TGGAAGTGAATATACCAAAAATTTGATGGAGAAAATTCTATCTGAAGAAAGTCCTTTTCCTCGTAATGAGAAAGATTTTATTAACGAAGAAAAACCTGCAAACCCTTATATATCAAGGGTTCCAGCCGATTCGGTATGCGAAAATTGTTTAGGAACAATAGATGATTATTGTTTCTATTGTAATAGAATGATAGAAGAAAGAGTATACTGATAAGAGAGAAGATAGTATAGAGTATATAGGATAAGATATAAGAATATGATAGAGTATGGGAAGATTGGGAGGATGGATTGGTTTGTTAGGTGATATCTCCAACACACTAAATATAAATACCATAAAAAGTGTGCCATTTTGTCTCTATTTTGTGTCGTTTTGTGCCATTTTGTCTCTATTTTATCTTTTTTAATCAAATTAGTTGACTTTTTATCGAATTACGCTACATTGTTTTATATGAGTGTTTATGTAATGGGTGATATTCATGGAAATTTCGCAGCCATCGAGCGATGGTTGCAAGATTTCGCCAACACAGGTGACGTTTTAATTCAAGTAGGTGACTTTGGCGTGGGTTTTGTCCATGAAAAAAGGATAGAATCATTAGCAAATAAGTTTTCCGAAGCTGGATGTAGATGTTTTGTCGTTCAAGGCAATCATGACGAACCAATTTACTTTAAAGAAAATAAAAAGTATTCTGGATCATTAGAACTCTTGCCGCCAACTTCATTCAGACAAATAAATAATAAAGGTATTCTGTTTTTGGGTGGTGCTATCTCTGTAGATAGGTATAGGAGAATTGAAGGAAGATCTTGGTGGAGGGATGAGAAGTTTATTCTTGAAAGGGATTATCTTTCTTCTCTTCAAGGCATTGATTATGTTATTTCACATGGTTGTCCCAACTACGTTGTGCCTATTGTATCGCACAAAGGAGATATCGTAGACTATTTTTCCGAATGGGATACTACCTTAGTTAAGGAATTAAAAGAAGAAGGTGAACAACTTGCCGAAGCCTTTAAACTCATCTCTAATAATAACATTCAAAAAGCTTGGCATGGTCATTACCATACTAGACAAATAAAGAACGTTAACGGAATCGAGTTTCGTTGTTTGGAGATTGATGAAGTTGATCTATTGTTTTAATATGATTAAAGAAAGATATAAGAAGGTATATTATAATATTGCCCAAGAAATTTCAAACCTTTCTTATGCAAATAGATTGAAGGTTGGGGCCATTATAGTTAAGGATAATAGAATCATCTCTATTGGATTTAATGGAACACCCCCCGGTTGGGATAATGAATGCGAAGAACTCCTAGTAGCATACGACGAAAGAGAGATTTACTTTGAAGAAAAGGATTGGACATTTAATGAAAAAACAAAGCAATATACCCGCCTTAAAACAAAACCAGAAGTCGTTCATGCCGAAATGAATGCACTTCATAAGCTCGCTTCGTCTCATGAATCGGGAAATAATGCCAGTATGTTCTGCACTCATACCCCTTGTATGGAATGTGCCAAGGGTATTGTAATGAGCGACATCAAGAACTTTTACTTTATTGACAGATATAGATCAGATGATGGGCTTTCCTTTCTTTTAAAGAGTGGTATTAACGTAGAACAAAGATTGTATGCTTGAAGACAAATATATTATTATGGGTTTTCTTTTTTGGCTTTATATTGAGTTTGCAGAATATCTCTAAAAATGTCTTGACATTCGCCAAATAATGTGCTATAATAAAAAAGAGCCAAGATCGTCCGATTTTCGCCAAATAAAAGAAGTCAAGATCGTCTAGGTTTCTCCAAATAAAAAGAGCCAAGATCGTCTAGGTTCGCCCAAATAAATAACAAATAACGGGTGTGGACATGAAAATCAATAAAGAAGAACTACACAGACTCTACGTTCAAGAAATAGATAAAATTCTTGATGAATGCGATTGGAAAACACATTTTACCGCACAAGAATGCGTATATCTTGTATCGAGAGTTTTGGAACAAAACCCCGAATTAATAAATTATGAATAACAAATAACGGAATGTAGCACAATCTGGTAGTGCGCTTGCTTTGGGAGCAAGAAGTTGCAGGTTCAAATCCTGTCATTCCGATTCAATTTCGCCCAATATTTTGCCAAATAATATATGAAAAACAAACTCTTTCTTATTGTAGGAATCTCAACTGTCCTTTATATTGCTGCATTGTCTGGTTGTCAGTCAATTTCTAATAGAAAACAGGCAAATAAAATAAACAATACTCTCTTGCAAGATCTCGACAGTCTTCTTAAATACATAAAGTAATGTTAATGCTCCTTTAGTTTAGCAGTAAAACAAACCACTTGTAATGGTTAGTCCCGTGTGCAACTCACGGAAGGAGCTTTACCCTTTTCTATTCTTACGACCATTTCCCCTATTTAAACCTCTAAATGATGGAGTTAAACTATGACAAGATGGACACAAAAGAATTAAATTATCTAATTTGTTATTTTTGCTATCCCCGTCAATGTGATGTAATTCAACAGGAACTTTTAAAGTAATTGGATGTATCTTTTCCCACCCACACTCCATGCATTTTGCCCCATATAAATTTATCAAATATTTCTTATAAGAAGGTTGGCCAATAGATACATCATTATTTAGAACCTTTTCTTTTTGGAGCCTTTTCCTTTCTTCCCAGAAACATTCTCTAGAACAATAAATACTATTCATCTTACCCCTGCCGCTAAAATCCTCGCCACAAGTTTTGCATGTTTTTTTCTTTGCCCTTTTAGGGTTTGTGCATTTAGCTGAACAAGAGCTTGAGCAATATTTATATTGGTTACGGCCAAGAATCTTTCCACAATTTAAACATTCCTTTTCTTCTTTCTTATAAAAGTCCCCAAATACATATCCAAGTTTTTGCATTCTTTCAGAAATAGCTTTACCTGTTCTTCCTATTTGATCTTCCATTTTAGAATACCCAACCCCCTTAGAAGCTAATTCTTTTATAAGGTCAATCTCTGACTCGGACCACTTTTTATTTTTCATTTCAAATAATACTTACACTTCAAATCGACAATCTGCCTTCCAATTTCGTCCACAAAAATCCTAAATAATATGCGATTGATTCTTATTCTCCTTTTTCTTTTTATTAATCCACTACATGCAGCACCTTTCTTTTCCAGTTTCTTAAAGAAGGATGGTTCTTTTTTAAATACAAGTATCTCTAAAGAAGCAGAATCCCGAATTGGGGGATCATTCCGAAGAGGATCTTCTTTAATGTGTGCGGCTTTTGTAGCTGACGTTGTAGAAGAAGCAGGAGGAAATACTCCATCAAATCCAAACCTTGCGAGGAATTGGCTCGATTGGGGCAAGCCTGTAAGTTTATCTGCAATTAAAAAAGGAGATGTTATCGTATGTTGGCGAGGTTCTAGGTCTGGAAATAGTGGACACATCTTGATTTATGTTGGTGATGGAATGTGTGTTCATCGTTCTACCAGAAGTTCCCCCATCAAAAAGATCGAATTAGATTATTACAAGGGAAAGATCCTTGGGGTAAGACGTTCTAATTGAGTCAAAGATTAACAGACTTTCGCCAAATAAGATATGAATGATAATGATATAGTCGATGTGCTTTTAGCTTTTGTTTTATTTTTGTTTTTTGTTGTGTGTTTTAGTTTGGGCATGGTAGCTATTACTTTAATTTCTGCAACCTTTTCTTGGGATGTAGTATAACTCTGGGTAGCAACTCGTCATAACTGACGGATAAACCCCTAAAACTCGCCTCATCTCGCCAGAAAAGACGAGATATAAGAAAACGTCAAAAGAAAAAGGTGAACGAGAATATTTTACCGAACCTCTTGACAAAAGCAGAAGATCGATTATATTGCCGCCATGCAACAAATCATTGGTCAACATCAAGCTAAAGCAAAACTTGCCGTTTTCTCTCAGTCGTATTCTACCTCTGGTAGACTTCCCTTTCTTATCTTTGAAGGAGAGCGTGGAGGTGGCAAGACGAAACTGGTTCGCGAATTCCGTAGGTCGCTTAAGCGTCCAGACGGCACGACTCCTCCGATCATCGAAATTAATGCCGCAAGCATTAAGAGCATGAACATCTTTGCTGGTCAGGTTTATCCTGTTTGGAGAAATGAAAAGGCTATTCTCTTTATTGATGAGGTTCATGAACTTGCCGAAACTGGTGCTGGTAGACAGATTCTCACTTATCTTCTTACCATTCTTGAGCGTGATCCCAACCCCATTCGCCGCGTTACTTATAATGATCGCGAGATGGGAGAAATGGAATTGCTCTTTGACTTCACTGAAATGGGAATCATCCTCGCAACGACCGATCCCCAGAAGTTGCCCGAACCTCTTCTCGACCGTCTTACGGAGATCTCCCTTTCCAAGTATAACAAAGATGAATTGTTTGATATCTTCAAGAACAATCTGCCCAAGGCAATTGCTGTTGTTGATGCAATGAAAGATGCTGTTTCTAAAACCTTTCGAGGTCATCCCCGTGATGCTGTTGCAAAGGCAGAAGAACTGAAGGATTTCCTTTCCGCCAACGGTAAGACCTTCCTTACCCCAGACCTTTGGGAGAAGTTCAAGAAGGATATGGGAGTTCATGACTTTGGCCTTTCCCCTGCGGAGATTCGGGTTTTGAAAACAATGTATTACTCCAGTGGTCCTCTTTCTCTTCAAGCCTTGTCTGCTTCTACTGGTTATTCTAGAAGCGTCATTCAACAAAAGTATGAGAAGCACCTTCTTGCCTCTGGTCTGATGGACATTGACGGCAAACGGGTCATTAGTCAACGAGGTAGGGACTTCATGCGCCTCACTGCTTCACAAGCGTAATCCCCTATACAATTATGATCGATCCAAATAACATCACCAAATACGACAGGTCCGATAAAGAACTTCTTGAGTTTTGGTTGTTCTGCATCCTTGTAGCAGGGAAGAAGAGCAGTTGGGCGGCAAATAAAGTCGAGGAACTAAATAAGGTTTTTAGTATCGACGTTATGTTTCAACTTGATAAGCCTTTAATAAAGAACATGTTGATGCTTTGTAACGTTGGGCAATACGAAAGAATCTCTAATGCAATTCATGAATCTAAAAGCATTGATTTAAGAAAGGTTGGGTTCACTGAGTTGATGCAAATAAAAGGGATTGGTCCAAAGACTGCTGCCTTCTTTCTTACCCACTCCAGAGAGAACGAAAGCATTGCCGTCCTTGATACCCACATTCTCAAATACATTAGAGTCAAAGGATATGCTGCCCCTAAGTCAACCCCACAAGATCTAAATAAGTATAAAGAACTTGGTCTCCTCTTTCTTTCCCTGTCTGCGCAGGAGTTCCCAAATATGACCTTGGCAGAAAGAGACCTTCACATTTGGAAGACTTACTCAAATAAATAATATGGTTGCCTACCTTGTTTTTGGTTTTAATAATGTGAGTTATCGTGAAGATGTTCTTGGAGTATTTGATAACGTCATGAAAGCCGACAAATTCATTAAGACGTTTGATAATATCGAACAGGGCATAGACCTTAACGTCGATCAAACCAAAGGAAAGTGGAAAGGATTCGATGCCCTCGATTTTTACTATAGTTACTTTCAAATAGTCAAATACAATGGCGACAGGAATCTTGGCGTTCTCGCCAAATACGATAGAGTGAAAAGAGAAATTTCATTATAAAAGAGACAAATAAAAACGCCTAGGTTTACCCTAAATAAGCCAAATAACATATACCCCCAAACCCCACAAAACCGTAACTCGTTGAGTATCAGGTAGTTATGACTGCATGATTTTTCTGTTGTCGTAAGTCGTTGAGTGTGAAGGAGTTATGAGGCGGGGCGGGGGGCGAGGCTCGTAACTTGTTGGTTATCAACGACTTACAGAGAATCGCCTTTTTCCTTTATCTTTTCTCTTGCGCTTTTGCGGAAAGGTGGTATATTACCCTCATGCAAACTAAAGAAGAAATCGAACGTCAAATCGCCTTTTTGGAAAAAGAACTCAAAGATCTTCAAAGGGATCTTAACAGCTACGACATCAAGGAGGGAGACTTGGTTCTGGTTGTTGCCAAAAAGGAATGGTCAAATTATGTTCATGTGGTGCGCGTCGATAGCGTTTCCAGCATGACGATGGGAGGTCGAACTCTTGATTCCTCTGGTTATACTTATCCTGCCTCCTATTCTTTCGACAAAAACGTGTTTATTAAAATCACGATCTAATCGAAGAAAAGGATTGAACTTTTTGGCTTTTCATTGTATTATAGTGCATGAAAAGCATTCCACCCTACAAGGTTAAACGTGGAGCCGCTTTCGTTCTCAACATGGGAACGAAGTGCGTTCCAGACAAAAAGAAACAACAAAACAAATCGCACTGCCGAAAAAATGAGAAAGACCTTTGAACAAAAAAGCGAACTTCTTAAAGAGAAGGGGTGGAGACTTGTGTGGATGACAACCTTTCACGGTTGGCTTTATTACGGCTACGAAAAGGACGGGCGGAACATGGAGCTGTCCACGTTTATGAATCAAGCTTATTTTGTAAAACCAAACTAATGAAAGAAATTGCCAAAAAACTTCTTGATGCCCCATTTAATTGGACGGGCTTGACGCTAAAGGAACTTGTCGATGCTGGCAGAATTCCAGAAGGAAACGTTAATGGCTATCTGACAGAAATTGCTCGCGATTATCTTCACGAAAAGTATCGTGGCAAAGATGTTGAAGTTAACGACTATCTTAATGAAAGAGATGAACTTTTTGTTGCTCTTTTTAGCGAATTCAGTTATATTAAAGCATGAATGATTTTCAAGATCTAATTTTAGCCTATCCAAGTCAGGTTGCTCACGCGGCTCTTGAAGATGGAAAGGAATGCCCTTGTAGTAATGGCTGGATTTGTAATCCTTTCGATTATTGGCAGGAATGTCCTATTCATTATTCGGGCCAAATGCATCCCGAAGTTGACGCAGACATAGACTATTAAACTCCCGCTTCGTAAGTCGTTTATTTTGAAGGACTTACGACGGGGGCGGGGCCGCCCCCTCGTAACTCGTTGATACTCAAGGAGTTATGAATCTTTTCTGAAAAGGTTGGCGCGGCGGGAATTGAACCCGCAACCTCCCGCTTATAAGGCGGATGCTCTCACCAGTGTGAGCTACGCGCCATTTAAAAGGCGTTTTTTATTGAAAGAATTCTTTTTGAGCTTTACGGGCTTCCCCTTCCGAAGAGGTGGCAATCTCTTTAATTAGTTTGGCCTCGTTGCCTTCGCGTTGATACATGGAAACAATCCATGCTTCTTCTTTCTTTTGAATAAAACAGAATTTATTAGAATAGTTCATTTGTTTTTTTTCTGTTAAGAGTGGCACACCCTACAGGATTCGAACCTGTAACCTACGGATTAGAAATCCGTTGCTCTATCCGATTGAGCTAAGGGTGCTTTAAAAATTGGTAGGGCGAATGGGATTCGAACCCATACTGTAGAGATTTTAAGTCTCCTGTCTCTGCCATTGGACTACCGCCCCGTTGCTTAGTTTTTTGACACCATATACCCTAAGACGCAAAAAGCAAGTAAAATTATGAGTTCATTCATGCGGGAGAAAGGACAAAGCCAGAGGAATCTTGTTTAGCTTTTCCCTTCTCAACCAATCCGACAATCACGCCTTGCGGATCAAGAAACCGCAAGTCATTTTCATCACCGTCAACAACGTTAAACCCGTTCCACGTTGCTGGAATGTATTCGCGAAACACAGCCGCAACATTCATTCCCATAGAAAGAAGGGATTTGGCTTGCTGTTGATTCTCTTCCGATTCGGCGCGGGAGAAAGTCAGATGGTAGTTTTTCGGCAGTTCGCCATGCATGTATTGTAGCGCCCTTTTATAATCCTTGGTGTAATCATAAAATTGCACCTCTGGAAATTCTTCCATGATTCCAAACTTGTGAAAGGGAATGTCCGAAGTGAGGTTAAGCCTAAAACATGGATTCAACCCTTGCCGCTCGCTAGATTTGATAGCGGCCCGAATTTCTTTTCGAAGTTCAGCGAGGAATCCTTCTTTGTTTTTAAAGAAGAAAAGGGTTTTATTAATCCTTGCCTTTTGGACGCTCGACATTGCGCCTCTTCCAGCCGTATTAAGGCAAGAGGCAGCACAACCAACCGTCGCATGTTGGCAAGTGTTAAAGCCAGACAGGCGCGATGGGGCGAGATGGATTCCGAAGGTTTTCCAACCCACAGCTTCCCCTTTCTTTGTTTTTGCGTTTCCGCTGTTCAGTAGTTTCATCGTGAGAAGTATAACACAGGATTGGGTTTTGTCAAGGTCAAAGCTCGACCGATTCAACGGATTTCATGCGAACGCTAAAGCCAAGTTCCTTTAGAGCTTTGATGTCGCTTTGCAAAATGGTTTTTCTTCCAGTTAAAGAAGTGATTGTTTCACGCAGTTTTTGATCGACAACGCGAATCCGTTCAACTCCGTATTGATTGATTATCTCGACAGTGATTTCTTTCATTTGTAAAGGTAAGGCAAACAGGGGAGAAGTCAAACACAAAAAACAGAAAAGAATTTCTGCAAGCTTGGCATGGATCTTGAATAGGCTTCTTCGTAAGTCGTTGATTCTCAGGGACTTACGACGGGCGGGGGGCCGCGCCCTCGTAACTCGTTGACGTTCAACGAGTTATGACTTAAGTTGTTGCAGCAAAAGAAAAGGGGAGGCTTTCGCCTCCCCTCCCGAGCTTCCCAAGTTGTGGTTCTGTTAGCGTTCGATCAGCATCGCGATGGTGTCAATGTTAGAGTCAGAATCCTCGACAACCTCTTCGACAACCTCACCGAAGGTTTCGATAAACTCACCTCGCGCCTCGTCGGTCTCTTGATCGTTTTCGTCAAGACCCGCCGTGTTGATCGCCTCGCCAACGGAGACGACGACTCCCGCGAACCCGTCAAACAGGGCTTGCATGTTCATCGTGCGTTGTGGGAGTTTGTCAAGGCAGGAACCCTTGAGAACGTGAGTCACCGCATTGTAAAGACCCCACAAAGTATCACCGCCGAATTCCGCGATCAGTTCGGCTTGCTTGGCAGCAAGGGCTTGCTGATAGCCTTCCTCATCAAACCCGAAACCGTCTTCCTGTTCGATGATGAAAGTATTACGCTCGACAATGTCCGTTGCGGCATTTTCGGGATTGCGCCAGCAAAGAATCGTATTGTAGAAGTCACGGGCGGGAAGACCATTATTGTCGATCAAACCAAGCAACAGGTGCGCGGCTTGCTGTTCGTCAAGAGTGACGTTCTCGTAAGCCTTGATACGGGTCTCCATGTCATTCCATGCCTTGATCAAACGAGTGATCGCGCAAACGATCACGCCGCGAAGGTCGCGCATGATATTTTTGGTGTGGCGGCGAGTAAGCTTTTCTTCAGAAGAGAAGCAAAGGTTTTCGCAAACCATCATGCGGTTGCCGATACAAATGGCAGCAGGAAAAGACTTGTCGTTGGCATTGCGAACACCGCAAACGATCTGGCGACGATCACCAGAAAGGGAAGTGTGAGACAGGGCGAATCCGCCGAAGTAGCGCAAACCGTCCTTGGCGACAACGTGGTCCTCTTCCACGATCTGGAAACCAGCATCGTTCAAAGCTTCGCGAGTGTATTCCACCAAAATGTGGTGAGGGAGAGGCTTGAAGGACTCAGTTTCTGGAGGAGTGACAACGTTCAAGAGTTGTTCAGCGGTAACGTGGTTTTTTCCGATAACGATCATATGTTTTTTTTAGTTAGGTTTGTTTTGGTTCTTTAACGAGAGGTAATGTATCACGATTTATCTTATTTGTCAAAAGAAAAGTGATCAGATTCGGTATTTTCCTGATCATCTTCCTGCTCGTCGCGTTCGCGATCAAAGCGGGAGTGACTGCTGCCGAAGCGGTAGTCTCCGCGAAAAGAGGCGATGTCGTCAAGGATGTCAAGGAGGGATTCGTTGTGGAAGAGTTCGTCTTTCATATGTTCAACATTAAACCATCTTCGTCTAAATGTCAAAGAAAAGAGGCAATTTATTTTACACCATATCGCAAAAAAAATCCATGCGGTTGGCATGGATCTTGAATCGCTTCTGTCGTAAGTCGTTGATTATGAGCGAGTTATGACTCGCGGCCCCGCCCCGCCCCGTAACTCGTTGATTTTAAGCGAGTTACGAGGTTAGAAATTAAAAGGGATCGATACAATCTTCGATGTGTTCCACCAAATCGCGTGAGAATTTCAAGGTGAAATGTTCCGTATCTGAGTAATAGTTTTTATAAGAGATGTCATCTCCCTTGCGTCTATATTCATTGGCGAAATGAAAGAACTCTTTCAGCAATGCCTTACGAATTTGCTCGTCCTTAGAGGCATCGCGCAAACCTTTGATGGCTTCGATTTTGTTCCCACGGCGCAGACTATCTTTCACTGCATTAAGCGTGGTGTCGATGAGGTTTTTAAAGTTATTGCTGATGGTAATTTCGCAGTCGAACTGATCAATGGCCCAATTTTGGAACGTGCGGCTTTCCTCCAACAGGCTTACGATAGTTGAGGATGGCATGGGGTAATCCAAATTAGTGATAAGTTCATTCGCAATCAAATTACGAAAAGTAGGGCTTTCGTCAACCAAGAGAAGAAGAGTGTTTTTTGTCATGGAGTAATGCATGGAGTAATGTAATGCAAGAATAGAAGTTTGTCAATAGATTTTGTGTTGGCGTTTATCTTTTCCAACCCTCACCGTTTCAGATAATTAATCAGCTTACAGGCATTTTCCAACCCTTGCGGATGTTTTTTGTTCGGGATATTCCCCCTACTAATAGATTTGCTTCGCGAGATTTATCGGTGATTCACGGATAGCTTGCGATCCGTTACATAGTTAATGTAATGCCTTTCTGGAATAATGCAACCTCTTTCTTCAAAAAAGTGTTTTTCTTATTTAAGAAAATGGCCCCAAACAGGAAAATGATATAAGTCGTTGAAAGTAAACGAGTTATGAGGCGCGGCCCCGGCCCTCGTCGTAAGTTGTTGATTATCAAAGAGTTACGACGGGCGGCGATTTAAAAGGTTCCGTTTATATTATTCCAACTGAGCAAAACGGATAAACTCTTTGTTGGAAAACTTTAATTAGAACCGACAATCCAAAATAGAATTCCGATTATATTTGTAGTTCTTGCCGTCGTTACGGTCTTGAATCTTGATGTAGTGCGAAGTAATTCGATATACTTTTGCACAATGGGTTTTCTTTTGAGTTTTGGTGGTGAATCCGCAAAAGCGGCCAGCATGATCTTCGATGTTCTGCATGGGGTAATATAACACACCTTCTGTAAATGTCAACAGCCTTTTGAAAGAAAAGAATGCTTTTGTTGTAAGTGCTTAAGTGTCAACGAGTTACGACGGGCGGCGGGGCCGCGCCCCGTAAGTCGCTGAACCTCAACGACTTACGAGGTAGATTTAGTTATAGGAATAGCTTGGCGCGATTTGAAAGTCAATCATTTTCCTTCTATCTAAAAGAAAGAAATCATCTTTTCCTACTGCCCAAGTCTCTCCATCAGGGAATAGGATCATATCCCCAAATCTCATTGGCCTAACTTCTAGGTTATTAGAAACTACTGTTTCCGTTTCCCATCCATCGCCCATAAGACATTCCGTTACCATTTCGGCAAATTTCATCTTATTGGCTTGATTGCATTCCCCAATACAGGGAATGCTAAAAGGAAAAGCGAGTTCCTTTGGATAAATGATAGTTGCGATCATGCTGTATAAAAGAAATCGGCTTGTATAGTTGGCTTGCCATCGATCTTTGAAAGGCGAACCGATCCCGCCTCCTTGACGTTGAATTCTCCAGAGGTAAACGATCCACACTTGTAGGGATTGTATCGAATGGTTAGTGGACTGTGGCACTGAAGAGGAGAAGGGGAAAGAGTTCCCTCAACAAAAGCATGAACATTCTTCTTCTTTTCTCTAAGAACCCTTTGCCGCCCTGCCTCGCTTACCTTAAAGGTAACATTGTAAAGAGTGATGTCATCAGTGTGACCGACAACCTTCCATTGACCATTCACCTTCTCTTGAACAGAGAAAAGGCGTTTGTGCAGATTAAAGTAAACTCGTTTTTTCATTATATGAAACAGTTGGGGCGCGGCGTCACATAATGTGAGACCGCGCCCCTTTACCCATTACTTGCGAACAAAGCGGAATCCGTTGATACGTTCAGCATTGAAGGCGCGATGACCACCACCGTGACCACCTCCATCCGAATAGTTATACCAGATGAAGTTCCCGTGGTTGTCGGTAACTACCGAATCAACCTTTACGCGACGATGCGTAATGCATCCGAATTTGTCTTCGTAATTGAATTCGGCAATGGCTTCCTCGCCATTGATGATTCGGGCGGCAACATACAGTTTGTCAGTAGCATCTAATTGGTCTTTCATATTTAGTCTTTCGGTTATTTGTTTATCCTTTCGACAAGAGTAATGTAATGCATTTTTGGGGGAATGCAACCCCTTTCTTCTTTATTTTACATGGCGCGATTGCGTATGGGCTAAGTCGTTGATTATCAAGGAGTTACGACAGGCGGCGGGGCCGCGCCCCGTAAGTCGTTAACGATCAACGAGTTACGAAGCTTTTAATTCAATGACCGTATTGACCAATCAACAAACAAACAATCAAAACGGCCCCACAAATTCCTGCAATAATGTTTATAAGCAAGCTAGGATCTTCGTATATCATATTTTAATAGTCGTTGTATTCTGAAAAGCCGAATTCTTCTTGATAGCTTTCTTCTTGTTCTTCTGCCTCTTCTTCTTCGCTATCCATACCTCGATAAAAAGAATCATCTTCTACTTGATCGGGCTGCAAGTAGGGATTGCCAAACATATCGGCCTCCCAATAGCTTTCGATATACTGGTCTTCGTCCATGTTATTGGTATTCCTTTCTGTCGGTTTCGTTGTTATAGGCGAACATGTATTCCTCAATTTGTTCTTTGGACAATTCCTCTTTTCCAATGCGGGGAGGATTGTAGGTTCCGTTGGGGTAATAGTGCGGATCGGCATCACGCCAGTAGTATGCATCAGCGGAGCCACGATCATAGAGGCTACCGTGTTTTAGGCGATGATATGAGAGTTTGATTTCTTGTTCGGTTTGCATGGTATTAGGCGGCGAGGTTTTCAATATCGGAAACGATGTATTCAAGTTGAAGACGAATACTGCTCCAAGATGCGCCGGGATAGCGCGAAGCGATTTCTTTCGCAACAGTATCGTAGTCTCGATCTGCTTCTTCTTTTTCGAAAAGGCATTCAGCGGTGTTTTCGATTTCTTCGAATAGGTCGTTGTTCATGTAGGTAATGTAACAGAAGAAAGGAAAGGTTCAACTCTTTTCTTCTTTATTTTATATGGCGCGATTGCGTATAGGCTAAGTCGTTAAGAATGAACGAGTTACGACGGGACGGGCGGTGCGCCGTCGTAAGACGCTGATGCTCAACACCTTACAACGATTAAAAATCAATACTCATCACCAAAGAACCCATAGTCCTCATCCGTGCCAAAACCAGCACTCGCAAGGGCGTCTCCATCGGCTTCTCCATCGCTGGCAACATCATTCCAATAATCTTCTTTAAGGTCTTGAAAACGATAATTATAATTCTCAACAAAAAGAGAATCGATTTCCTTGGTTTCTTCTGGCATCACGAAGGGCTTTTTGACGCTCCACCACTCAGAACCATCGTATTCACTACGGGAGAGCTTCGTTCCGTCAACAAAGATAATCACAAGGTCGGTCAAAACCTCCGCACAACCGTAACCGCCATTGTATTCGCGATCCGCAAGGGTTTGAAACTGTTCCCAAGAACAGCGGTGACCAGTTTCCTCACAACCGATAAAAAGGATGTTGTGGGGAACAAGGTTGTAACTATTAAAAACGGAGATGGTTTCTTTCAGTAGGTTCATGGCGGTAAATTTAGCAGGTTTTCGGTGTTTGTCAAGATTCTTTCTTTAAATAATTCAATAAGACAACCAAGCCTTATTGAGCAAAGAATACAAGCGTTTTCTTCAAATATCTTTATGGCGCGATTGCGCCAAGATCATTCGTGTTTCTGTAAATAGCTTATGGCGCGATTGCGGGGCAAAAAGCCTTTGGAGGCACATCTTTGTAAGTCATTGATAATGAAGGAGTTATGACGGGCGGCGGGGCCGCGCCCCGTAAGTCGTTTATTTTCAACGACTTACGAGATTGCGATTAGTAGCCAGAATAGCTCACGGGTTCATCAGACTCCTCCTGCTCGCACCAGCATTTTTTAGCAGTTTTTTTCTGGTAGTCGGTCCAAGGCTTGGGGCCAAAAGCGTCTTCCCAAGCGGCTTTTTCCGAAACCCCCGCTCCAAGATTACAAATTCCACGGATACCGCTCTCAGCTTTGATGATGTATTGCATGTCCAACTATACCACTCTAAAGAAAGAATGCAAATCCTTTTCTCTCTTTTTTCTTATAAAGCGGCGGAATTTTGTTTATGTCGTAAGTCGTTGCTTCTCAACGAGTTGCGACGGGCGGCGGGGCGGCTCGCCGTAAGGCTTTGAGCCTCAACCACTTATGACCACTTCGAAAACAGAAGCTTGCCGTTGCGCCAAAGGCGAACCTCCTCAATCACGCAGGGGAGGGAGTCATCCCCATCGAAATGAGCCGCGAAAGCTCCACGGCGAGCGCAAGCCTCCTTGGGAGACTTGGAAAACCAAGTATAAACGACCTTCCCCATACCGGGAGTGTGCCAAGGACCAACAAGATGCTGAATGACTTCGTATTTGAACATGTGATAATGTAACCCAAGAAAAGGAAAGTGCAAATTAATTCATCATCTTTCTTTATGGCGCGATTGCGTATAGTCTAATTCGTTGATTCTCAACGAGTTGCGACCAGCGGCGGGGCCGCGCCCCGTAACCCCTTGAATATCAAGGAGTTACAGGGAAAGCTATCAATGGCCGTAAAGTTCCATCGCGTAAGCTTCGTGAGCCATCTCAACGGCAGCGACCTCCTGCCTGTCCCGCTCGCCCTGATCAAACGCCGCAAGAAGATCATCGTCATCTGGCATTTGGTTCAAGGTGAGAGTTGCGTAAAAACCGTGTTCGTATGCTTGTTCTTCAGTCATGTATCAAAGATAACATAAGAAAGGAAAGATGCAAGTAGTTTAATGATGTTTTTTGGCGCGATTGCGTGATATTCTTTGTGTCGTAAGTCTTTTATTATCAACGAGTTATGAAGGGCGGCGGGGCCGCGCCCTGTAAGTGGTTTATTTTCAACGAGTTATGTAGGTGAGAGATGGGGGCGACAGGAATCGAACCTGCTTTCCTTCGATTATGAGTCGAGCGCTAGACCAATTAGCTACACCCCCCTTTTTATCGTTCCTTTTATATTAGAGTTACTTAGCTGAAGTTTCCATCCAAGAATCAATTTGATCGTGAGACACTCCATACAATCCGTCCTTTTGAGTGCGAAGATAAGAATAAGAAAGATTGGGTATTTCTGTTTCGGACACTTCCCACTCATATTCAGCAGCGGCAAAAATAGCGTTCAGCAATTCTGACGTTTGTCCATGCGACAGATTAAATTTAACCGCTTTGGAGAGGACTTCCTTACAGATGTTGGAGTGTTGGCTCATGCTATTATATTAGAGTTCCTCATTTACCGATTTTTTCTGCTCTCAGCCTCATCAAACCTTGCTGCGCTTTGAGCAAGAGAGGGAGAATAGAAGGAAACACAAGTTTAGTCTGTTCACTCCCTGACTGTTTTTTCTCTTCGCTCACGATATTCTCATTTATATCTTTAAGCGCTTTATCAAGCTCCTTAACGCTCATCTTGTCCTCACCATGCTTCCAATAAATTGCCTTCTTCATACTGTTATTATATCAGGGTTTTTGTTATTTGTCAAGAAAAAGAAGGGAGAACGGTATCGATTTGATAAACAAAAGCCACCTTTTCTTCTCCATCTTCATCAGCAATCACCACTTCATCAAAACCTTCAACGCCATCATAAGATGGGCAAAACTCTTGCACGATCCACCATTTTCCTTTGAACACAACTTCCGTTCCTTCTTCAATTTTCATGTCCAACTATACCATACCAAAGGGAGAACGCAAATCTTTTTCTGTCTTTTTTCGCATGGCGCAATCGCGTGATGCCAAATTGTTTGTAAGTCGTTAAGCCTTAACGAGTTACGACGGGCGGCGGGGCCGCGCCCCGTAAGTCGTTGAAAACCAGCGACTTACGAAGAGCTTTGTTACACGTTAACTATTAAACATTTGATATTCTATCTCTCTACGCTTTTTCAAACCATTAGATGGTTTTCCTTTAGCATAGACATACAAGAGGATCGCTTCACCTGCTTCCTTCATTTTGCCACTATTAATTCTAGCTGCGATTTTCTTTAGACTACCATCTCCGCAATTAAAGGAGAAAGAAGCTAGGGCATTCCTTTGTTGTTCTGTTATTGGTTTCTTTACAAAAGAATCCACATAAGAAAGATGAACGTTTATTTCTTCTTTGAGAATTTCGGAAGCCTCTTCCTCTGTGAGGATTCCCCTTTTTACAACCTCTGGATCAGTGATGCCATATCCAATGGTATCAACTCCACCTTGGCATTTATAGACCGTGGGGCTAAAGCTTTCGAATTCTTTAATTAAAGAAATGAGTTCATCATCTTCCTTCTTTTCCAAAGGGAGAATTGGCACAAAGGATCTCTCTTTAGGGTAATCCTCCAAAGGTTGGGGATCAACGGTTGTCTCTTCGAAGACTTGTTCGGTGAAGTCTTTAGGATAAAAGCTTTTAATCTCTTGATAGATAAGAAAGCTAACGGCAAGGAAAAAGGCAAGGAATCTCATGTTCTTTTGTGTGTTTTAGACTCCCATCACGGCCATGCCGTATTGAATGTTTTCGTGTTCTTCTGCCATCGCTTCCCACCGTGCGTCATCCTGTTCGGGATAGTCGAGGGAATCAAGGTAATCGATGTATTCGTTCAGTTCGGCTTTGATGATTTCGTTCATAGGGAACAATAGGTTATTTGCGGAAAAGATCAAGTGTTTTATTTAAGAAAAGAAGCCCAAAACTATTTCAGTAATTTCGCTAAAAGTATACTCGTAACCGTGGCCAAGATAAACATGCCCACCCTTGGCGGACAGAATGAAATTACAAAGGAATTCTTTCATGAGGTAATGTAACCCAAGAAAGGGGAAAGGCAAGTCAAAAATGCCCGATTTTTGCAAAATAGTAAATAAATCCTTTGATTAGGCTTTTCATAAGTCGTTGATTCTCAACGAGTTACGGCGGGGCCGGGGGCCGCTCCTCATAAGTCGTTTAAAATCAGCGACTTACGAGGGGTTTTTTAGCTCTTTTGCAAGAGCGGTCCCACCTTATGCCCCGCCAACTCATAGGCGCGGCGAGCGGCGACGGCCTCGTTATAGTCACTATACCAGACGCGACCCAGAAGCGGGTTCCAGAAGTAAAACCATTCTTTTTTCATATTTAAGCTTAACGAATTTTTAATGACAAATGACATGAGCAAACCAAGCCGCACAAATCATAACAAAAGAACCAACAACAAAGGCCAGCGCCAAATCTAGAATGTCTTTAATCATGTTAATAGTATAATGGAGGATGGAAAGAAAAGCAAGAGGTTTTTAACGATCAAGATCATTTGAACGCCGCCAAATAGCAAAAGGGGCGAAGTTCATTTGAGCGTGGCCAAATAGGATTAAAACCCTTCGGCCAACGGGCCTTCTGGTTTTTCTGATGGTTCTGGGAATTCTGATGGTTCCCACCTGTGGCGTGGTCCCATTGCCATATAGCGAGATAGCTGTATAGCGATATAGTGAACCCCGATTAATGAGACTGAGTTTCAGCATCAGGAAGCAAGTATAAGAATTCTGGAGATTCTGATAGATCTGGTGAGTGTGGTAATTCTTGTGGTTCTGGGAATTGTGGAATCTCTTGTTCTTTGATTTGATCCATCGCTCTTTGTCCTTCTCTATGGAAATTATGAAGACGATTGTTTTTACAGTATGGGCAAGATCCATTGTTTCGGCAAGTTTTATCGAAACGTTTAGACTTTGTGTAGGGGCGTTTGCTTGTTCTGCTCATTCTCCAACGATTTCCACCTTTCCTTCTTTGCAATCAAGATAGATTGAATTGATTTGAATTTCTTTGCCGTCGATCAAAAGGACCACCTTCGCCTCCTCATTAGAGTCTGAAGAGAAGATGTAAAGGGCATGCTGAAGTTCTTTGATTGTCATATTGAGACTATAGGCGCGATTCGATTAAAAGCAAATCTTTTTTGCTGTTTTTATTAGAGGGATTTGATCCAAGAGAGGAGGGAGGAATCATTCGAAAAGGTGTGAATCTTGCCCTCATGCTTGACGCGGAAACGGAGCCTTCCCATCGAAAATTCGCTCCATGCATCGAAACCTTTTTCAAGCGCCACCAGATAACCGTTTTGTTCTTTCATGTTTTAACTATACCATATTCCCGAAAAAGCGCAAGGGCATTTCTTCTTTTCTTTTCCTTTTTTATCTATACGCGATTGCGCCGTGTCCATTTGAACACCGAAAAAAAGGTGTTGACATTGGCACACCTCTTGAATTGATTATGTTGTAACTCGTTCATTTTCAACGAGTTACGACGGGGGCGGGGCGGCTCCCTCGTAACTCGTTAAGTATCAACGACTTACGACTCCTTTTTAAACGAAAAAAAGCTGTTCAAATGAACACCAAAACCATTTTGCGCTAACTAAAAAAAAGAGGAGGCTTTCGCCTCCCCTTTTTCCTTTGTTATTTTTTCGATTTACCAGACATCCATTGCGGTCATGACCGCCTCGCCATAGGCGAGGTTTTCCCTCTCAGCCTCTTGCCTCTCAAGGTCTTCCCTTTCGATCTTGTTTCGAAGACGGGCATTGTAACCGTCCACCACCCAAAGGGCATTTTTTGCTTTCAGCGTCATGAAAACGTTTCCGCTTTCGTTGATCAGATCGCGGTATTTCATTCCGCTTTTCTTAAAGGTTTTTCCAAGGCTCCAGAATTGATTCATTTTGTTCATGTTCTAATGTAAGGGTAAAAGGATTAAAAGCAAGGGCTTTTCTCAAAGAGAAACAACCCATTTTCCAAGGGAAGAATCACTAGAGAAAGTGTGAATCTTTCCCTCACGCTTCACGCGAAAAACCAAACGACCGCCAAGGAATTCGGTCCACGCTTCAATTCCTTTTTCAAGGGCCATCACATATCCGCTTTTTTCTTTCATGTTTTAACTATACCAGATTTGGCCTAATGCGCAAATCCTTTTCTCTCTTTTCTTTCTTTTTTTGCATGGCGCGATTGCGTGATGCTCAATTGAACACCTTAAACGTTTTGCGCTAACTAAAAAAAGCTGCGTGTTGTTCAATTGAACACTGGCGCGATTGCGGCCTAAAAAGCCCTTTGAGGCTTTCCTTTGTAACTCGTTGAAACACAACGACTTACGACGAAAGCGGGGCGGCTCGCTCGTAACTCGTTGATACTGAACGACTTACGAAGCCCTTTTAATGGGGGGTAAAAGGTGTTCAATTGAACACTAACGTATATGCGCCGTGTTCAAATGAACAGCACAAGCGGTTTGTGCTAACTAAAAAAAATGGGAGGCTCTCGCCTCCCTCTTTGCCTTTACTATTTCCCACCCTTAGAGGAGGGTGATCGTGTTACCGTGGTCCGCTTCTGGATTTTCAAGAGAAGCGTAAAGCTTTCCTTGCTTCTCTTCCCCTTCATGAAGAAAGTAAACCGTCCAATCACAATAGGTTCCATTAAGCGTATTGTAAGCAATGTAACCGGATTCGGCGAACTCAAGATCGGAAACGTTGGCGATGAGGATTTGTTTTTCTTTCATGTTGTAAGTATAAGCGATTAAGAGAAAAGCGCAAGGGTTTTTTTCAACGATTATTTAGGAAAAGAATACGTTCTTGCATGATCTTCTCCTTCGCTTCTTTTTCGATACGTTGGTTCTCTTGCTCAAGAGACGTTACAATGCAAAGGTAACAAAACCCGAAAAGGAGAAGGAGGGAGAGAGAAGCGACAGCAATGGCAATGATTTGTTTTTCTTTCATGTAGTAAGATAAGGGTAAAAGGGTAAGATGCAAATTCTTTTCTCTCTTTTCTTTCAATGGCAAACAGCATGGGCAAAGGCCGCAATCGCGATGATGACAGCATAGGAAAGAAGGGCGTGAAAAGCGAAGTAAAGGATTTCTTTGATCATGACTAGATTATAGGCGAAAAATGGAGAAGAAGCAATTTCTTTTTTGATTATTTAAAGGGGAAGCTTTCGCTTCCCCTTTCGCTTTAGGCGATGAAAGCTTTCGCCTTTTCGATAGGGAGAAGGATGACAGACTCTCCCGTGAGAGAGTTTACAACCCACTGGTAAAGCTTGACGCCTTCCCCTTCGGTTCCATTAGGAACTTGTTTGAAGGTATTGACAACCTCACCCGTGCGGGGAAGAGTGCGGGTGGAAGGTGCGAAGGTTTCGATCTGGCCAAGTTGAAGGTTCTTTTTCATGTTTTAATTTACTACAGATTAGGTGATACGCAAATCCTTTTGTGCTTTTTCTTTCGATTATTTTCCAATTGTTTCTTCGATCTTTTTCTTAAGATTCCAAAACTGTTCCTTGTATTTTCTTTCACAGAAACCTTGGCAATCTTCCATGTAGCCGATATAGGTATCAAGCTTTTTCAATTCGTCTTTCAGTTTCTGGAGTTGGTTGTTTTCTTTCATGTCCTAGTATACCACACCCAACGTGATGCGCAAATCCTTTTGTGCATTTTCTTTTGACCAAGCCAACCGCGATTGCGCCATGTTCACTTGAACACCCAAAGGGGGTGGGGTTAATTAAAATCGAGTTGGGGTGATCTAAACCGAAAAAGTGAGGGGGGGTGGTTCACACTACCAATTTCACCATTTTTCGGCTTTTCATATTATTCTATATCATACTATCTATAAGCAACCCTATAAGGATTCGAACCTCAACCAAAAGAATCAAAATCTTTTGTGCTACCATTACACCATAGGGTTTTTCCTTCTTTATTCTATTCTATGGAATTCAGAGAAGTCGGTAAGCGTATCCTTATAGGTAAGATAGTCGCAAGAATCGCGATCTGCGCCGATGAATCGAACTTGGCCTTCTTTATTTATATGAATGATTTCTCCAGTTATATCGCTCTCTGGCGTTATGACTTGAAAAAAGCCAGTTGGATAATCTTTTATCTCATAAAGAAAGGTCATAATAAGTCCTACACTTTATTATAACGATTTCGGCACAAAAATAAAACAATAACCTTCCTTCTTTTCCAAAAAGAAACAGTGTAAATTACCATGATGTCAAGTAAAAAGAACTTTAAGACAGGGTTGCTCTTGGGCAACATCGAACTGACCCCCAAACAACAACAATTCTTTAAAATAATGACCCAAAGGGAAACAAAAATAGTTTTCCTTAGTGGACCAGCGGGAACATCAAAAACCTTTTTAGCAGTATATGCCGCCCTTCATCTTTTTAACGAAGATTCTAAAAACATCAAGATAAACTACTTAAGAACGGTAGTTGAATCCTCCCAAAAAAGCTTAGGGTTCCTTAAAGGTTCTCTTGATGAGAAGTTCGATCCATACATGAGACCCCTTGTTGATAAAATCGGGGAAATTCTAAATGAGAAGGAAACCTCCCTTCTTGTAG